AAACTATCATTAAGTCCTTCTTCGACTTGTTCCAATAAAGGAACTACATGTATGATGTTATCAATATTAGACATCATATCTGCAATATGTTTTGCAATGTATGGTTTCTCAGTACGTGCTGCAAATGATAATGCATTACGTAAACTTTGTTGTGCCTCTAATAGAGACGATTCTACTTGTTGTGATAGTGCCATAATTAATTCCAGTGTCGGATTACTCCGCTAATAATAAAACAGTTAGTGACGAGATAAGAAATGAAAATAAAAGTACGTACCAGAACAACGTAGTTGTCGTATCGTTTAGTCTTTTCGTCAGAGAATGAACCCAGTGCATACTTCCATATCCTCCAGAATTTAATGAGGGTCATACTTCTGTATTACTGAATAGACTATTACTAGAACAATCAGTCCAATACAAATGATAGGTAAAATTAAATGCATTATACGTCACCTTCTGCACGGTTTTCTGAATGGTGAACATCAAACTCTCCACCAGGATATCTTGCCTTTAACTTCTCTACATTCATTTCAATAATCTCATTGAAGTCTGTATCAAGTGCCATACATGCCTGTGCAACATACCACATGATATCTCCAAGTTCTCTCTTCATATGAAAGATGTTCTCATCATTCACAGGCTTACCTTGAAACACCATCTTCTTTACTACTTCAGTAAACTCACCACCTTCAGCACAAATGCCAAGAGCAGCAGTTAATAAACGATGTACAGGGATTCCATCAGGATCTTTCTGTATCTCAAAGCACCTAGAGTTGAATGAAATATAATCATTCGATTCTTTAGATGTTACTGCGTCTACAAACTCAGTATACTTTTGTGTATCAACCTCTTTCACTAGGTGTCCATTCTTTAAAACGATTTGTTTAATCATACTTTAGATCTTGGAAAGTTTTCTTTGATGTAAATTTTTTTACTAAGTCAATCTCAGGTTCACCAGCATCAACTAGATCTTTCTGAGCTTCCTCTATATCATACAACCTCATCTTTGATCTGTCAATACCTATACAAAATCTTTTGTAAGAAGTGGGATCATTATACCTATTCTTCAACTGCTTAACCATTATCTGATTCATACCTTCCAACTCTTCTGTAGAAATAAGGGCAAACATAAGGTCAGCAGTAGCAGGGAGTCCAAAAGACTCAGAGGTGTCAGTAAGGTCCACATCGCTACTGCCAAACCCGCTACGAGTAGTTTGAGTGGCAGATACAATCGGAACGTTCGCCTCAACTGCGAGACCCCGTAGTTCTTCTGCGATTGCTTTGACATAAGTATAAGAATTTACAATGGATCCTTTGTACCTCTGGGAGGCACAAATATTTAAATAATCTACAAATATAATATCAGGTCTAATAGATCTTTTAAGAGCAAGATCATTAATAAGAGATTTAAAGTGTCCAACATGTGCTGACGCAGTAGGATACTCTTTAATGATTAATTTACCTTGAGTCTTTTCAGAAAGTTTTGCAATCTTCTTTTCAAACATTACCTTCGGAAAATCCGAAAGTTTTTGAATGGGGATGTTGAGTAGATTCGCATCAATGCGTTCAGCGATTTTCTCCTCCGCCATTTCCAACGTGATGTAAAGGACATTCTTCCCTTGAAGGAGGGCAGAGGCAGCACAGTGACACATAAACAAAGACTTGCCCACACCAGTACCAGCAAGTGCGATATTAAGAGTCTTGTTAGGAAGACCACCCTTCGTAATTTTATTGAAGAGAGATAGATCAAAAGGGATCTTATCTTCTTTGCGATGATAGAAATCATATCTTGCTTCTGCGTCTGAGACATAATCATGTCCTACGTGTTGATCGAATGATACACCAAGTGCGTCAGATAAAATTTGTGGTATAGCACCCTTATCCTTTTTAGAATCCTGACCATCAGCAATCTTAACACTCTCCATAAGAGATAGGTAGATCGCACGTTCTTGACACCACTTCTCGGTAGCATCTAGTAACCAGTCATGGTCTGAAATATCATCAGAAAGAACATTTAGAACTCCAATAACATCTTTAAATTGTTCTTCATTTAAATCAGTTCTTTCTTGACACTCAATTCCTAAAGCATTAAGAGAAGGTAACGAATCATACTGACTAACATATTCATGAATCTCTAAGAAAATAATCTTGTGTTCACGTGCAGTAAAGTATTCTGACTTAAGGAATGGCAATACCTTTCTGGTATACTTTTCACTGTATACCAGATTACTGAGAATAGTTACTTCTAGATTCATAGGTAGTGAAGATAAGATCCGAGAATGTATTTTGTACCTTTGGTAACTGGACGACCTGCATGGCGATACATCCAATTTGGAGGGAACATTAATATACTACCACACTTAGGAGTGATTGCCAAGTTAAGTTTAGGAAAGTCTGTAGTTCCACCTTCCTCAACGTCATTCAAATATAAAAAACATACCAAAAATCTACGAGCAGAATTATGATCTCCAACATCAACATGATCTGCAAATGCATCAGCAGAATCTTGACGATATCGTTTAATTCTAAACTCCTCAAAAGCATATTTAGCAGGAAAATCTGGACCCATGTCCAACTCATCTACGTACCGACTAACAGCCTCAATAAAATGAGCTTGAACTTGTTTTTGATGACTCATCCATTCAACATCTCTTGCCGTGTACCGTTCAGATATGTTCATCTCAGTAAACGTAGGTCTTTGTAGTCTATCGATGTATTCGTGATGATCTTCCGAAGAGTTAAATGATTTTATAATATCATGACAGAGTTCTTTATCACAAATATCATCATAGACTTTTATATAATCTATAAGTCTTTCACAAGGTTTGATTACATCTGATAAAGAAACCTCTAAAGGATTAACTTCCATAACGAAACTCCTGTGCAGCAATTTCATCAAGTGCTTGCATCACTTCAGCAGTAAAATATGTTTCTGGATCCTTAAGTATTTGTTTAGCATAAACTTTCTTACCGTTCATCTCATATCTACCTGCTACATTCTTCCATAATCCACCTTTCTCACCTAGTTCTAACAATCCATAATACCTATCAAGACCTTTATCATAGTATAAACGTGTTTCAATTTGAGAATTCTCTTTCGTTAGTCTGGATTTTTGGGCTTTACATTTGATAATATTTCCAACAACCTCAGTACCATCCTTTTCCTTCTTTTTTGATAGATATATAATTGTTGATGAAGCGTATTTGAGTCCACTTCCACCCCCCATTTCTTTCGTAGGCACATAAGAACCAATTACATCATATGTATGATTAGTAACGAGCATTGGAACATTTGCTTTACCTAACTTAAGAGTAAGAACACGGAACGCACCCTTAATAAGTTGACTCTTAGTCATGTCACGTACCTGTTTATCTGATGCAACGTCTGCAATCTCCTTCTCCGTAGAAAGCATACCTAGAGAATCTAAAACAAACATTAAGGGTTGACGCTTATCTTCTGGTTGTTCTACATAATTGTCTAAGATTCTACATGCTTGAGTTCGGAACTGTTCGATAGTTGCAACAGGAACTATCAACATACGATCAGATGCAATACCACGATCTTCAATCATCTGCTTAGATATAGCAGACTCAGATTCAAAATAAATTACTCCAGCATCGGGATTGCTGTCAAGAAAATGCTGAACAATCCCAAGGCAAAAGAAAGTCTTGCCAGTAGAAGACTCACCAGCGATAGCAGTGATCTTGTTGGAGGGAACTCCACCGTAGATTGAACCGCTAACCAAAGCATTGAAAATATGACTACCAGTGTCAATGAAATCAGTATTGTCTCCTGCTGAGACACCATCACTAACAAGTCCTGCATACTCATTACCAATCTCCTTTGCTACATCTGTTAGAAAACTCATGGACTTTTTTTAAATAATTTTGTAATGTAATTAGAACGTCTCATGGCACGTTCAAACCATTCTGCTTCTGTTTTGTCGAAGAATTCCTTCTCTTCTGGCATTCTACCAGCACTAAAGGCTTTCTGATATTCAACAATGTATGTGGTCATCCGAATAGAAATTCAAGGTTAGCAACTTTTTCTGGCTTCCATCCTATAGTATCCATAATGACTTTGATTGGTTCAAGAAAACTCTTGCTGAATTGTAAGTCATAATCCACCTGTTTGTCAAGCCCAAACTCATGAGGAAAAGTTCCTAAGAAACTAATCACATTTTCTCCAATCTTGTTGGGTGTCTTTAAGTATACAAATTTAATCTTCTCGCCATCCTGTATTAAGGGATACTTATGTTTCAATTTGTTTTTCTTATTATGAAAATTGTAGAGTAATGCTCCTCTAACATGAATAGGTGTTCCCTTTGCGTAAAGGGTAGCAGGATGTGCCCATTTATTTAGATTATTACAACCTCTTGGAAATGATATATCTTCAACAGGTAATGATGTAAACTCATCCCTAAAGTCAGCAATGAATTTCTGTGCTGCGTCTTCATCTTTATTCATAATCACAGTCATACAATCTCTAATCGCTGTACGACAAGCAGCAGGAGTAGAAGACTTAACTGCCTCCAAACCCATGATCTTGAGTTTAGGTTTCTCATAACGAACACCTTCACTATCCCACACATTAAGAATGTAACGTTTCTTAGCAGTCCATATACCTTTGTTGGCAATGTTCTCCCTCTTCATGAACATCTTCTGTTCATAAGCACCTACGTACTCGGCCAATTCTTCATAAGAACTCGTAATATACTTCTCAAGTTCCAACTCACAGATCTTATTAAGGAACGACACAACGCTCTTATCAGTTTTCTCTCTGCCCTTGTATACAGTCTCGACCAGAGGACCAAGATTGAGGTATATACTATCAGTATCACTAGCAATAACATAATCTTCCTCCTCTGTTTTAAGTATCTTGTTTAGATACTTATTCATTTTGTTTTCAATCCAACGGATGCTAACCTGTCCTGAGAGGGTAATCGCTTCAGCATTCGCAAGATTGTAATACCTGAAGTATTGGTTACCGATTGCACCATAGGCAGAGTTAAGTTGGATCTTCCTCGCCATCTGGATGTTATTGAATTTACTAATATCTTTTTGTAGTTTGGCACTTGGCGAAACTTCATTATCCCGCTTCGCTTGCAGCATTTTCTTCTTATAAATCGTACGCTCATCATAAATCTTCTGCATAATTTCTGGTAAGAATCCATACACATCCTTACGATATTGAGCACCGTTAGCACATGTAGCAAACTCAGGATCGATATCAATCTCTTGATTTAGAATCCGTTCAACGCTCGCACTGGGATGTCTAGTCTCCCTGAGTGTTTCGGGCGAGATGTTGTATTGCATAATAAGATGAGGATACAAGCTATTGAGGTCAAAACTAACCACCCAATCATAGCATCCTGGTTTCGGTTCTTTAACATATGCTCCTGCGTATTTTTCATCTTTTTTAGATCCCTTTCGGGGTGGGACAACAATGTTCTTGTCACGTAGGTAATTATAAATGATGGTATCCCACATGCGAACCTGTGAGTACACATCCTCAAAGTTTACCTTCGCATCATAAGACATAGTAATTGCTAGTTCTAGCAACTTCATCTTATCTTCAAGACGGTCAATTAGTTCAACGTCTTGGATGTTATATTCCATGAACTTCTGCCAGTCAGAGGTATAGAAGTCCTTGAAATTTTCGTATTCAGAGTGATCAACTTTTCGTTGACCAAGTTCGACGAAAGCGATATGGTCAAGTCTGTAAGACTCTTGATTTGTATATGTAAACTTACGATATAGGTCAAGGTAATCAAGGATATTGACACCAGAGATATCATAAGCATAATTTTTACGTCCTTGAACAAAGACTTCCCTCTCATTTGCACGGTTCCATGGTGACAGACTCTTCATCCATTTCTCACCAAGAACTCTATTTACACGTCTAGCAATGTATGGAACGTCATAAAGGTTCACGTTCCAACCAGTCAAGATATCAGGTGTATTTTCAACCCACCAACCAAGAAAATGTCTAAGCATCTCTTGCTCATTCCAAAAGATGTGAGACTCTACACCTTTTGGTGCTTCAAATTCACGAGTTGCCCAACAATAATACTTCTTAGTCACCATGTCTTTAATGGTGATTGACAACATTTCTTCTGCTGCCTCTTCTACATTAGGGAATCCATTCTCACATTGAACCTCAATGTCCATTGCGTAGATCTTCATCTGGTTGATAGTATAATCAACCTCATCAGGAAACTCTTGGGTAATAAACTGATATACAAATCGTTCATACCCATGAACTTTAAACCCCTCAACATTCTGATACTGTTGAATAAACTCCCTTGCTTCTCGTGAGGATTCAAATTTAACTGGACGAACATTCTCGCCTTCAAGTGTCTTATACTTCTCCTCCTTGTTTGAAGTTACAAACAAAGTAGGACTAAAATGGGCACGAGATTGGACTCTTTGCCCATCCTCGTACCCACGATAGAGAATTGTATTACCTGCAAGTTGAACGTTGGTGTAGAACCTACTCATTCGCTGCGTTGTACTCCTTGGTAATTTCTTCTGATGCATCCACTATAGTCAAAACTGACTCAGATGTCAAGAACAAATCACGTTGTGAAGCAAACGCAGGAAAGGGTGACAATACTCCTTCAGAAGAAATGCTAAAACATTTTTCAACTAAGATTGCAGGTTCTTCATCCAACTCAGTCACTTGACCGATTAGATACTCACTCCTGTTTGTCATCAACAGGATCTTCAGATTCGATGCCATTTGTTGCTCCAACTAAT